GTACTATGTTGTTGAGTGTAACTGGACCAACACCTGACTCTAGGTTTCCTAATCCGCCGTTGGCTCCATCAAGAACCACTGCACCTATCTTGGCCCATAACCTGTCTTCCGCGTTGTCCGTGGTAGATGTGACCAATGTTCCATTGAGAAATTTCCTTGTGTCTGGAGAGGTAAATTTGACCAATGCACCTGGTTTAACAAATTTCATGTTTGAAGTTGCAGAATCACCTATCACCAACGGACCACCTGAAGTGAAATAACCCGTGTTAGTGTTGGTCGATGTGGTTGTAGAATTCCATGTTGCCGAAAGTGTGCTGGCATCTTTGGTTCCGTACTTCAAGTAGTAGAACTGCCTGGCGTATGCTTCCTTAAGTTTTGCTTCCACAGATGTATCTATGGTTGACTGTATGTCGCTCCTGTTGTTGAAAGTGAATGTGAACTGCTGTACACTTTCTTCCCTGTATAATATTCCGTCCTCGGCGAACACACTTACATTCGAATATGCACCCGTTGGATCCAGTATCTCTTTGGCCCTGCTTATTCCAGAAGCGGACCTGTTGACTGATCTAACTTTGACGATCTCCTGTGACGCACTCAAAGGTACCACTTGGTAGTCCTCCGCCGTGATCATCCTGTTCTGTGAATAATAAACCTGAGACGCTTTCTCTTTGATTGAATCATTGGATTCCGTGGCCGCTGAATTGTAGACACTGGCTTTGAGACTCACACTCATGGTCAAACTCTGCTGTGCACCGTTGGCGTCCGTGTATGGCACGGTCAACTGTACGTTCTGCATGTCCGATGACTGTATAGCATACTTGGCGTTGTCGCTGATCCTGTAGTAGGTCCTGAAGTTGCCCAGAGGTATGTTCGAGAAGTTGCCATCTCCAAACACTAGGTCGATTGCGTCGTTGTTTTTGGTTACCACGTTGTAGGTGTTTCTCTCTGCCTTTGATAACGAGTTATAAATTGCGTTGTTGCCTGACAGTGATGGCACCTTGGTCCATGATTCTGCCAACTGTCCAAACTGGTCCAACTTGTATAGCCACACGTCCGTGTTGTTGATGTTGGACGTTTCAAAACTTTTCACATAGTTCGTGATCGCCGTGTCAACAGTGAACTCTTGGTTCTGCATCGTCCCCTGTTTGAACAGGAAGAAAAATCCTGTGTTGTTGGAACTGTCTCCTGATCCATCTGATCTGTATGTGTATGTCAATCCCGTGCCTGGCACTGGTGATGATTCGTATATTGAATCAGAATCTGTCATGGTGCTGGGCACTATCTCGAATGACCTAGATGTTCCTCCAACTGATTTCTGGAATTTGAATATGGGCAGATCCAACTGGTTTGAACTTAAAGTGTATACCTCTGTGGTGATGCCACCTATGGTGCCTGACTCCCTTGGATTGCCAAATAGTTGTCCAGTCTGGTTGGCCGCGTTCAGTATGGCAGTGAACTGCTCCCTGTAGTTTGAGTTTGCTGAATCATTCCAGATGATGTTTGAATTTGCCAGGTTCGTTCCCGAACTGTCCTGTACATCCTGTGTTGTGGATATTGAATCTATCTTTAATAAGCCTGTCGCTGGTTGATTCCTCTTGGCGTTGTAGTTGATCAACCTCGCCAATCTTAGGACACTATTCCTTCTCTCCGCTGTCTCCAGGAAGTTCTCCCTGGCGTTCAGGTCAACCCTGAAACTTAATGCCTGTGCGATGTAGGCGATAAGATCTATCAGTGCCACGTACTCAGAACTCTCAACGAAATCGTTGAAATCATCCGGGTAATTCTCCTGTAGATAGGCAACCATGGTCCTTCTCAGTGTCTCGAAGTCGTAACTCTTGAAGTCGGCCTGTTGGAAAGCCTGGTAGATCTTTCTCCAATCTTCCGCTACTAATAATCTGTTCTGTCTATCTGTTGTGGCCATTGTAATTACAACGGTATTTATGTGTTAGGAAATGTGCGTATATTAAGATAGACGCAGTAGTGAGTTCTCGTCGAAGTTGAATCGCAGTTTCTCCGTGATGTTCAGTGGCACATAGGTTATAGTGGCCTGTATGGCTATGCCCTTGTCCGCTTCCGTGACCAAGATCTCCTCCGTGCTGATACGTGGATCTGCGTTGAGATTTGCTGTTATGTCATCCACTATGGCGTCCTTGAGTTGTTCTGTGAATGGTTCAAATATGGCATCGTATATGATGGTCCCAAACTCTGGGTTCTCAACCCTCTCACCCTTACGCACCGATAACCTGTTGATCAAGTCCTGCTTGGCCACCTCGAAGTCATACAGTTTGAAGTTCTGCTTGTCCGCACGTGAACTGAAACCCTTGAAGGTCACTGTCTTGTTTGATAAGTCTCCTGATCCTGAATCTCCGTATGCCATATTGTATATTTACTCCCTAAAAATTAAACAA